CACGGTCTAAGGTGAGTGCTTAGTTTGAATGTAGCTCTAAGCTATGAATAGCTCGTGGTGGAATACCGGGTAGCTACCTTATCGCTTGAGTCACAATCACTAATTGTGAATTGGTCGTTGACCCGCTCCTGCAGGGCGTAACAACAGGACCTGGCTCGGTTAGAGCAAGTGCCGGCGTTCGGTGCTATGAGGCCCCTTTGGTAAAGGGTCTTGAATCAACCACTCGGTCGTTCCGTTATACCGCACTTCTAACCGGAGGTTGCTATGCAAGTAGCTGCTACTGTGGATCCGGAGCTTGAGGCTAAACCTCAGGAATCCGAGTCACGCTATGCGGACGCGTGTAAGTTGCCGCGGAAGAGGTGGATTGCAATGCCCCATGTCGTGTCTAAGTATGATAGGTCTAACCGACCTGTTGGTGCTGTGTACGACTCAAGCGCCGTTTTGTGGATGAGGCGCAAAGGTCATTCGGTTCCTGCTCCTAGGAGTGAGTTTAAAGCTCACTGGATGTTCAATAACCAGTTTTTCAACTACTGGGAAGACTCCAAACCGAATTGGGACTCGGCAGCGTTCGCATACGCCGAGAGAGCGCTCCGACGGAGCTATCGTTCCCTGGGGGGCCTTAAGCTCGCTGAGCTAGACGATGTGGCCATGTCGATCGTCCTTGATCCGGACAAAAAGGATAAGTCGGCAGGTTTACCTAACCTCGATCATAAGAATGAGGCGATGGACTACAGCGTAGGTATGGCAAAAGCGATTGCTACGGGGAGGGTCGCACCACCCCCGAACATTGCATTTCACAAAACATCAGAGGCCAAGGTACGGTTAGTCTGGGGTTACCCGTTATCCGTTCTCCTGCTAGAGGGCAGGATAATGCTTCCAATAGAGGCTGCTTTCCGTGAGGGTGAGTTTCCTTACGTTCTAGGCTACACCTCGAGCGGCCTTCAAGGTCGGTTGGCGCGCCTTGGGTACTCAAATGTTCAGTACTGCCTTGACTGGAGTAAGTACGATAGCACTATGCCCGCAAGGGTGATTCATACAGTGTTCAGGCTGATTCGGTCT